TTTGGCGTCGTAATAACCGCGGTCGCCGCGACGCCAAGTAAACTGCGCTTCTTCCGATAGGGGTTTACCGGACATTAAAGCGCGATTCATCATGGACTCCATGACGGCTTGCTGCGCCCGTGGATCGTTATTCTCGTTGGCGGCGATGGTCATAACTCGTTTGCGAAGCTCTGGGTTGTTCTCCAGCTCCTTTCTCATTCTGGATCGATCGATGCCGCCCCCGCCCGCGCCGCCGCCCCCAGCCGGATATGCGCCCGGATGGAATCCAGGATGCGTGTCATGGAAAGGAGTCACGCCGCGCCCCGGCGCTTGCGGGAAGCGCCGCCCCGCCCACGCGCCAGGACGCTGCGTCGAGTGCCACGGCGTCCTAGCCCTGGCTAGCGCAGGAGCCGCCGCACCGCCATCCACGCCACCGCCAGGACCGCCATAGGGACCCTGCATGCCTTGGTGACTGCCGACGCCAGCAGCAGCTCCGCGACCGCCTACTGCCGCTCCTCCGGCCGCCGCCTGCCCGATCGACTCGCCACCGACCATACTCGGTAGAGCCCCGCCAGCCGCGCCGCCGACTGCTCCGGCGGCCATGCCGCCCATGCCGCCGCCAGGCCCAGCGTCGGTTGGCATGTAGGCGGCGCTCGCTTCGCCTGGTTTACCAATCCAGGAAACCCATTGCCCGATCTGTGTCATCTCGATGATCTGAACGCTATGATTGCGCGGCTTCCTCGACTTAGTAGAAATGCCAGCTCTTTCATCGGCGGATAAGCCAGGGATGTATTCTACATTGGTGCTTTCTCTAGCACCTGGAGGAATTTTGTATTGAAATACTTTTGAAAGTGGATCTAGAAACTCAAGTCCACTTGTGTATTTTTCGGCCTCATACTCTTCTTTAGGAGCCTTCTGCATTTCCGGCTTCAAAGCGCCGCCGTATTGAGAAAGCTGTTGTGGAGTCTTTGCAGTGCTCAATTGGCCGGTCTTGGCCAATGTTTGCACCATCTGCATATGCTCGGCACCCTTGAGATAAGGAATGTCCGTCGTCGGAATGCCGGGAATAGCCCCCTTTGTTTCCGGGGAGCCAACTAAAATCGCTTCCTTAATGTGCTGCCTGACATCGGCAGAAGTCTTCGGATCCTGCAAAAGCCGCCGCAGCTCGTTGCCGCCGCGGGAGAATCCAAAAACACCGCTTATCGACTTGTCTGACAGAGACTTGAGAAGAGCTTCCCTTCCGCGCCCACTCGAAACGGCTTCAATGCCGCCATATCCGCGCGATTGCGCGATTTTAAGAGCTGACGACTCAAGCTCGGATTTCTTTACGCCGCCATAGCGATTCTCCATGCCATGGACGAACAGCATCTTTTTGGAGTCGTCAGGCACCTAGCTTTACCTGAGACGGCTGTTCATGTGGGTAATGGAAGTAAGGACGTTGCCGGAAGCGAGAGTCCCCACCAACACTTCGCCAAAATAGACCGCCATGAGATGTGCGATCTCTTTGCCATGATGATCAATGGTGCCGCCGATGACCGGCCGCGGCGGTATGTGCTTAGTGCCATATTCATGAAATCTAATTTTCGGATCCGAAAAGCCGATGACGATATGATTGCCTACAATTTGATAGCTGCCGGAGTCGCGCATTTCGCCGGTTTCAAGCAACGGAGTGTCGCCGCGACTTTTATGGGCGACAGTGCTTTCAGCCAGCGGCTGCCAGCCATATTCGTAAGTTCCGATAGCCGCCTGAGCCCTTTTTAAAAATTCCTTGCCGCCCGCTTCCAAGGCGGCTTTCTCTATGACTTTAGCGCCATGCCAAAGCACCGTGAACTTCGCTACTGCGCCAACAAGATTATCGAAGATCATTTATTCACCGGGACGCTTGACGTAATTCATCTGGTCCCAATCCCATTCAAGCCCGCCATTATGGAACTGCCCGAACACAATCGAGTGGGCCAGCAACTCCCATTCTTCCATTAAAAGCACTTGTTCGAAAGGGATCCCGTTAAAGACGAGCCAACGGGTCACTCTGAACCAGGGATCCCCAACAAGTTTTTTGCTTTATCGAGGGGCTCGCCCTCATCGGCGTCCGCTTCAAGGATGCGCGAAACGGCGCGCCCTGCGGCTCTCATCCCTTCTATATCGAGCCGATCCAAAACAGCATCCAGCTCGGGGCGATTGCGGGCGAACGGAATAGGCGCGTTGTTGATCTCGCACACCATCGCGACGATGAAATACGGCGACCGCTGCGCAATGAGTTGCGTTACGCCTGTTTCTGGATTTTGCATTTCATCCAGCCCGGTAAGGTCCGGCGTCATTGCAGTTAATCGATTTTGTTCGGATAGCTTAAGCCGACGCACGCCAATGATTCGACCAAGTTCGTCAGCTTCGCGCTCAATATGGGAATACCTAGCCCGGCGGAATTCAAGCTCATCTTGGACACTGGAAATCTGCGGCGGGTTTTGGGGTTCCTCGGCTTGTGGGTGGCGGCCTTTTGTTACCATTGCCTCACGCTAAACGTCTCATGTCTGACGCCATTCCTTCGAGGCGCTGGGTGATGATGCGCTCGCGCGTGATATCGCCTAGATCGACGGGAAAGATGACGAAGTTGGTGTACTGAAACCGACTGACGCTCCCATCCGGGTTGTTGATAGTCTTATTTAGGAAGCCCGGCTTTATCACCTGCCCTTGGTTGAATTGTGTCGAGAAATTCACGAACAGCGCCTCCAGCGCTTCACCCGTTCGAACGATAGTGAATGTGACATGGAAGCCATCGGGAACATACCCATACCGCGGCACTTGGTTGTAGGGCATGTTCTTGAGGTCGTGCTTGAGCGCTGTCAACTTCACGTCTTGGATATCGCCAAAATCCTGAAGATTTCCGGTTGCTCCGCTGAAGTAAGAAAGGCTGTAATCAGCCCCAACGTTGAAGCCGTTTATCGGCATAGCTCAAGGTCCTAAGTTGATGCCAAGTCCACTACCTTGGTCTCTTCGCTGAATTGGCGGATGCCATCGCTTGTCGAAAAGCAGCCGCCGAAGATCTTCATGGTGAATTTGTTCGCCATGCTTAAGGGGTCACTAATTGCTGCGGGGTAGGAGCTGTATTTTGGACTGTTACTGTTACGTTCCCGCCGCCCATGAACTTGACCACAAAGTATCTAACTACATTGAGATAGCGCACCTGCCAATACAAGAACAGGTAGCCAAGCGCTTGCAGATTCGGCGGATTGTTGTTGAGGTCGCATTGCACGGCCCATTGGTCGATCATGCCTTGCCCGCCAATTCCGAGCCCGACTTGCGGCGCGGCGAGCTGGGCGCTAAAGCCGTCGAAAAGAGCCTTGGCGCGTTGCCGGGTCAAATCGTTCGGCTGGATGCTTTGAAGCTGCCCGACGATCGCCCCGGCCGCCTTGCTCTTCGCTGTCCGCATGAGGAAGTTAGTCATGCGGGTATACTCGATGCCGTTCGCCGCCGTGTTAGAGCTGCCGTTTCGGCCCGATCCGAAGCTGAAATAAAAGCCGCCGCTGCTGTTCGCCGGCGGCACGATGACATCAATCCTGCCGGTGTTGACTTGGCTAAGCTCGGTATCCGAATAAGGAAGCCCGAATTGCGAGCGCTGTGTGCCGGTGACGCCTTGCAGCGGCTTGTTCAGCGGCGATTGCTGCGGCGATAGGTTGCCAAGGATGCCAATGCCGAAAGCCGCCGGGCTGATTGTCCGATTAAGCCCGTTAACGGCGTCAAAGAAATAGGGCCAGTCGCCCAAGATATTCCAAGCCCATGGCGTATCGTTGCCTGAGTTTATGACAGTCGTGATGGCGTTGCCGATATTGTCTCCGCTGACAGTCGCGAAAACCGGCGTCATCAACTCGGAAAGCGCGAAGGAGGAGATCGCCGCCCACGCCGTCGAGGTCGAGTGATCGATCAGCTCGAAATCGGTCACCAGCGAGCCGCGCAGCACATACATGCCGCTTCTAGGCAGCACGTCTTGTCCGACCAAGAACGAATCGTTCATGTTCGCCGTGCCGTCCGTGCCGCCGGAAAGAACGATAGGCACGCCGAGAACCGGAGCCAAGGCGCTGGTGCCGGCGGATACGACAACAAAGCGGGAAGGGGCCGAATGCGAAGGCGTGCCGGTATTGATGGCGGCGGCGGCATTGATCCAGACCGAGTTGGCGTTATAGGTCAGCGTCGCGCCGCTGACCGAAGCGCCCGCGACGGTGGTAGCGATAGCGAAGCTGCCGCCAGCAGCCGCGGTGCTCTTGTAAGTCGCCGTGAGAGTCGTTGGCGTGACCTTGTAAGTGCACTGCGAGACTTGCGGATCTTTCGACGCATTAAGCTGGGTGGCGAGCGTCGCCAGCGTCGCCGAGAGCGAAGCGCCGATGTTGGTCTGATTGCCGGTCGCGCCAGAAGCGACGAAAGTCCAAGTTGTCGTGCCGATGGTAAGAGTGCTTGACGCGGTTGGATTTGTCGTGAAGGTCCAGGTGCCGACCGCCGCAGTGCCGGTGACGTTGTTGTATTGCTCCGGCGGGAGTCCGGGAAAGGCGACGATGAACATAAAGGAGTTGGCCGCGGATCCTTGCTGGATGGAGCATTGGATCTGATTGCCCATAATCCCAGTGTATTTCGCGCTGATATTCAAGCCTGTCGTGCCAGCGGTGCCGCCAAGAAGGGTTGTGGCGGAAGCCGAAGCGCCAGCAACGGAAGTCGCGATGTTGAAGGAGTTGCCGACTATGCCTGGAGTCTTATACGTGATCGTCAAGACTGTCGCGCTAGCCTGATAGGTCGCCTGATCGACGCTTGCGTCTTGGGAAGCCGTCAAATCGGATTGAAGCTGCGCCAACGTCGCAGCAAGGTTGGCTTGAATGTTAGTCTGGGGACCGATTGCCCCGGAAGTTACGAAAGTCCAAACCGTACTGCCGAGAGTAATAGTCGTTAAAGCCGCCGGGTTTGAAACGAAGGTGATGGTGCCGGCGGCTTGTTGCGCAAGCGTTCCTTGCATGAAGCCGCTCGCTGCGAGGTCCGACCCATCGGTCACGCGCACTGCGCCGAAGCCGATTGCGCCGCCCACCTGGGTCGCCGCCTCGACATGGGTCATGATATCGTACTTGCGATTGGTCGGATTTCCGAGCGCGACCGCGCCGTCTGTCGTCGCGGAAAAATAGATCATGGAGTTGGTCGGACCCCAGGAGCCAACGCCAACGACGCCCATGATGTTGGTAGGGGTGCCGACCAGAAGCGGAGACGGAAGTATAATATCACCATATACTCCGGGAACCGTAAGCGCGGCAAGATTCTGTTGGCCATCGAGAAAAACCGGCATAGCTTAATCTTCCTTTGCTTTTTCCTCTGGCGTTGTCATTGCCGCTGGCGCTGGCGTCACTACCGCCGGATCCGCCGGAAGCTTAGGCGGCCAATCCCATTGTCCAGCCGACATGAGAAGCTGAACCTTAACGAAATGATGTTCGCGATTGGCGGCGACTAGCTTAGCAAGGTGCGTATAATCGGTGATTTCATCGCCGCGATTGATCATTGCGCCGCTAATGTCGTCATAGAATTCCGAAGTACAGACCAGCTTGTAAGACATAGCTATTCCCCTACGCGACCGTCCTGCACGCGATGAAGTTTTGATTTGTTGGATCGAGCGGAACAAGATCGGTCGTGACCGA